GGAATACCTGCCGCATCAATAGCTCCTGTTGCCATCTGCACCATTTGTTGGAGACTGGCAGACTGATTAAATGTGTTGGCGTCAAGATTTCCAAATCTAAACGGCTGTAAGATTTCTGAGGGATTGCCATTCGTAAGGATGGCCTTGCCGGGTCTAACTTCCAATTTGCTTCCCCTAGGAAGGCGTGAAGCATCAACAGCAAGCATAGGGTGTACAGTAAGCGCAAGTGCGTCAATTCTAGCTCGTAACTCCGTATCAAGTGCCTTTTGAGCGTTATATCCTTTTTCACAAATACCACGGCCCCAGAAGCGTCCGGGGACAACGTCCCAAGGAAATGCAACTACAGGGCGATCTTTCATCATGTAAGGGTTCTTTTCTGCCTTAAGAAGAACACCTCCGTTTGCAATAACAATAATTGCTTCAACATACTCAGTTTTTTCTTTAGAAACTTCTCCATCGTCTGCATCTTCATTAAAGAGATCACGAGGAACAAGCCCATAGTATTTTGTTAGACGTACCTTATCATCTGTGTAAAGTGTAAGGTCTTGAGTTGGCTCAAGGTCAATATCAATAGCGGCTTCTTCGACATCAACGTCAGAACGGTAGATGCCCGCCTCCTGTGCCATCTTAACCTGATGCACAGGCACATATTCGTCGATAGCGACACCTAAGGCTTCTTTGATGCTTGTAGCAACTGGATCAATTAAGAAGTTTTGTGGCATTACCGGACGAACTCTAAACACCGTCCTATTGCGCTCCATAACTCCCACAGCCGACATATCTCCTTCCATGATAGGTTCCATAGCAGGAGTCATCTCAAGTTCTTCATCGGCAATAATTTCAGCCACTCCTGTACCAAAGACAGCGGCATTTAAGATACACTCTGCAATTGCTTTACGGGCGGAGACAAACTTAAAGTCTTCGTAAAGATGATTACGTAGATGGTAGATGTCTTGGTTATCTTGATCCATCATGTCGTCTTGAATGTCGAACCACTTCCCTCTTCCAAAGGTTGCTTCTTCGACCTCTGCTACTGCAGATTCTACGGCTTGTTGAAGGGCAGGGGAGATGATACGAGAGCGTTCTGATTGACGCATAGTGTCTTCAGCGGCCCATTGGCCTCTCCAAAGACGATAGTATTCGTCGAACTTTTCTTTGTAGTTACCTTCATAGTGGTCACGCCACTGATCGCATTTGTTGATTACCCAAGACTCAAGGGAAGTTGGGTCAATTGAGTTGTTTTCATATTCCATGTTAATATCCTGCCACAGGGTCTAAGATTTCAAAGTCGTCTTCTTCGTAGTCGTAGTAGTATGCTACTTTTGCTAGTTGATCAATGTATGCGAGTGCGTCAACCAAGTCATCATGCACGAGGGCATTAGGAAACTGAAAGAGTTCGTCAAGGAACGTAGGGTTCCAATCTCCTTCATTTAAGACAATCTGTCCGTGTTCAAAACGTCCTTGAAGAGCCCAGACAACACGATCAGTTTTCTTTTTGTTTCCATGAGTTAATTCCTCCACCCTGAAAAACCGTTGTTTTGACTTCATCAAATCTGTAAGGTAAGGAAGTACCGCATTCTTTAAGGCTCCTTTTTCGATGCCAACCGCTATTGGTTGATAAGCATCGACAGCCTCGAAAATCTTTCTGGCGGTTTTTTTGATATCCCATCGTCCATGTACAATATCCGCTACCCACCATCCGTCTTCATTTGCCTTAACGATTGCTATCGCTGTTTGGTCGAGTTTTTTGTTCTTAGACTTCGTTGCGCTTTCAACATCAGCAAAGCCCGCAAGGTCGACTGCAATATAATAATCCCCAACGTCAGGCTCTTCATCAGAAAACTTAACCCAATCTTCTTTGAAGATCTCAGAACCCAATGCTTCAAACGATGCCATAAACTCCTGTCGGAATGCATAGGATGACATTGACTTCTTAGCAACATCAATTTCGTCTGGGTCGAGTAGTGGGTTGTCATAAGACGTAAAATGCCACGCCTTATAAGTCTCATCGCCTGACATTTCCGCATATTTAAACAACTCGTAGAAGTGATTACGGCCCATAGGGGTTCCTATGAACATCGCTTGGCCCTTCTGGTCAGCTAGGGCAGGCCGTAGGATGGTTTCCCATACACTAGGCTTCATATCCGCATATTCGTCCATAACAAGGAACTTAAGGGATACACCACGCATTGTTTCTGGACGGTCAGCACCTTTGAGACTAATGGTAGCACCGTTGACCAGTTTGATTGTTAGGTTGTTAATGTGGCTACCTGTGATAACTGGGCTACCCAAGTCCATCAAGGTGTTCCACATGATGTCTCGTGCTTGGCCCTGCGTTGGAGCTACGTAGAAGACGTGTCCTCGCTCAGTCTGTAAAGCGTTGATAATGAGCATCCATGCCGCTAGACGGGACTTACCAGTACGACGACCTGCGGCAATAACTTTGAATCGCACAGGGTCACCAAAGACATCCTGTTGCCACGGAAGAAGTTCGACATTGAGTTCTGTACTCAAGCCTTGGCCTCTTTCATAATGTCAACAAGTTCTTTACTACGACGACCGACTTGACGATACCACTTAGAGTCAATCATCTCATTAGCGGCCATCAGGTAGTTACCTTCGTTGACGTAACGTAGCATATTTTTAAATTGACCTAGGCGATTTCTACCAAGGTTAAACGCCATGTTCACAAGAACCCTTTGGGCATCTGGAGCTTGTCCTGCAAAGTTTAAAACAAGAGCACAAGCATCCGTATAAGCGACATCACAGTCCTTACGGAAGACATCAAGGATTCTTTCGTCAGTCACAGGTGTTCCGACAGGCCAAGTGTGCTCCATGTCTTCTTCAGTGACCATATGACCGATGCCAAAGGTAGGATATCCTTCAGAACATAAGTAGATCTCAGTGACGTAACCTTCGTGACGAACTAAGTCTTCTTTTACAATTTCGATTAGTTCATCCTTCGTCATCAATCACCTCTGCGTCTATAATATCATTTTCAGTGACTTTAGCATCACCAATGCCACTAATGGTAATCGACACTGCAGGACGACCACCACTAGCATTATCTTTCTCAAAGTAACTCACAGGCAACATACGATCCATAAGTAACTTCCAAGCCGCCGCTTGGTTCTTATGGTCATCGTTTAGTGCCGCATCAAGAATACTGTCGAGTACCTTACGGGACTTAGGAGAGGCCAACATACGAGCTTTATACTCATTGATGATGGCGGCGTCACCCGGAGGGCGACCAACCTTACCCCGATTGGATAACTTTTTAGATTCGACATCCTGTTTTTTAGGACGACCAATCTTTTTAGTTTCTGTCATAAGTATTTTCCTTACTTAAGGGTACTTAAGTGTTTTTAGTTATTGTCATTAAGACAACTACTAAACGATTTCTTAATATCTCTTAAGATATACTTGGTATTATAGCATAAAATTAACCAAAAGTCAAGAGTTATGCTTAAGAAACCCTAAGGTGCCCCAAGTTGACCCTTTTGTCAACCCCTCAGAGTCACTTTTTTATCACTTTTTTGTTATAAAAATCAATAAAGTGATTACATAAGAGTGATAATGCGAATCATTCGTATTTACATTAGTTTTTAGTGTGCTAAAGGGTGCTAAAGTGGCTCTTTAGCAAATCTGAGCGGGTACACTAAAGCTACAACATCTGCATACCGGCCCCCCCGGCCCCTCACGAACCCATAGGCACACTTGAGAACAAAAGTCAAGCACAGAAAAACCTTTAGTGTCCTAAGGGTTAGGGGGCTACCCTTTAGGGCACTAATGTTTAGCCCACGAATCTTTAGGGTTCTAAGGGTTGACCGGGGTGCTAAAGTGTGCATGAGGGGTGCCTGAGAGTGCGAGTGTGTGAGCCTAAGAAGTACCCTCAAGAGACCCTCAAGCACTCAAACGCATTCTAAGGCCCTCTGTCGGACGATTGTCTCAAACCCTCATCACAATACCTGCACAAAGATATGACCGATTCGCATATTCTGGTCACACTTTGGCTAGATCAACAGAATCACAGAAGTCAAGCAAAAGATGAAAATAAAAAAATATCTTGACTTGTTGCAGTGCTCTGTAGTAGCCGGTGAAATCGTCTAAAAGTGTTACAGGTGGTAACAAATAGTCTAATACTTTAGTCTAAATACCTAGTCCATTAGTCTAATACGGGGGTTGACGGGGTTGACCAGAAAAAAACTAGGACTATAGTCGCCCCAATTCCTGACCGGCGGCCCCGGAGGGAAGGCGAAGCCCCAAGCGGCGGAGCAGGCATACGATCTTTAACAAAGCAAACGCATCAACCGTCTGGCCTCAAGTGTGCCGGTCGGTGGCAACTGCTCCAAGTCGGGCTACCGACTCAGGTGACAGGTGCGGCGATCTCCCCAGAGTGGCTTGGCTCTCTGGTTGGTTGTCTCCCTCACTCTCTGGGTCGATCCGATAGCGGAGCGGGTCGAACTCCCTGACTCATAGTAGCGACGCCACTGACTGATCACCGGTAAGGTCAAGTGCAGGACGGTCACAGGCTCCACAGGCGGCCTCAGGGTCGCTTGTGTGGACTGACTACAGCATCTCAGTCTGGGGTGCTGTACTGAGTTCACAATCAAAGGAGACACATGATGAAACTCAAGAAGCTAGGTAACAACGTCACCCTCGTTAAGTTCGACACTTGCGAGGTTCTGTACAGCTACGAGACGCCAGTTGCGGCTCTGCGCTACAGCGACCACGAGTACCTCCGCACTGATCGCTTCTGGTCAGTCACAACCTCACGTCATATCAACCAGTGGTTACAGGGTGTTTGTGCCCTTGTGGTTCCACAGGAAGAGATAGAGGGGATGACAGCATGAGCGACTTAGAGCAATTGGTCTTGATCGTCTGGACAATGACGATCATCGGTTGGGGTATCGGTAAGTTCTGGGAGTTGTACTAATGAAAGCATATCAATCACTGATCAAGGAGGCCCTAGCACAGGGCTTCAGCATTGACGTCTACTCAGAGGAAGGTCTGGAGGTTGACAACTCCACGAGCTACAAAGAGGTCAACGACATGGTCGAGGCTCTGGACGATCTGCCGGGTCTCAGGTTCCACGACAGCGACAGGTGCTACCGTGGGTCAGCTACGGTCAACCTGTTCGTCGATGATGACGAAACAGTCATGGATCACTCCATGAACTACACACAGCCCCACTGCTCGCCTGAGAACTCCGACAGATGGATTCAGGACTGGTGGGATCGCACCATCAAGTAACCCACTGATGAGGCCCTGTGACAGGGGCCGAAACGATCACAAAGGGCGGGAAGCACTTCCGCCAGTGGTCGTCTGGGAAGTCAACACAAAAGGAGAGACCCCATGAAAGAACGTAAGCGCACAGCGATCATCAACGCACTGACCAAAGCAGGTTGGGGCGATGTCGTGATGACTGACTGGGAGTATGAAGGTGACCTCAAGATCAACTGTGAGAAGTGGGTCGAGGCCAAAAACATGAGCGCAGGTGACTACTACTGCGAATCAGGCAACAGCCTCTACGATGATCAAGGCACCAGTCAGGAGATTGCCAAGATCCTCAAGAAGTACGGTGCGTATCCTGAGTGGTACGATGCCGCAGTCATTGCAGTCGTCGCATAGGAGAACCAAGATGCAAACATTCAAAGATGAATGCGTTGAGTGGGTGTCGCAGATGCGGCACTCAAACCCTTGGGATTGTGAGCACTGCGGTCTCACCAACCCCTCAGCAGATACCGGAGAGTGTCTGTTGTGTGGTCTGTTAGAGGAGGAGGCGACACCTTCCGATCTGTCTGATCACATCATCAAGCATCAGGCACAACGAGTTGTTAATGCGATTCATAATTGCAGACACCAACTCTGGGATTTAGATGAGCAGAACGAGGTAGCTCTGCGAAATATAGGTAAACGCACTCGCATCGCCCTCAGGGATATACAGGAGCAGTTCTCATGAACGACTACGAACAGATCCATGCTCACATTGAGCAAGCCAAGGAAGCCGCCTATCGCCTCAAGCGTCAGCTTGAGCGACACGGAGAGTATGACCCAGACGTTCGCATCGTCGAACACTGGATCGGTGGCCTGAATGAAGTCCTCTTCGGAGGGCTGTCACCCAAGCCACCCATTCGGCACTGCCTCAGCCGTTTTGTCGAGGGGGATGATCCACTAGGCGAACGCATCACGAAACGTCTAAACGCCCACTGATGAGGCCCTTAAGCAAGGCCGAAAGCCCTTCGGGGCTCTGGGTAGCTAAACAAGAGGAGAGCACCAATGACTGAACAACAACAGACCTTGCAACGAATGATGCAGGACTTGGACGCCATGTATGAGAGCATGGATGAACGGCAACAGATGCAAGCACGACGGGCTATGGCCTCGTTGTTGAGATTGCAGGCAGACATGGCACCTGAGGAGGAGCAATCATGAGAGACGAAAAGATCAGGATCACTCAGGATCAGATCATCATCAGCGGTATGTATCCACATACCAACGGCAACACCTACCACTTCACGATTGAGATCGACCGGAACGGTGGCGATCACGAGTTGGTCTATGCTACCGTGATGCCTAAGGGTGAACCTGTAACTGATCGTGAGATCAGGAAGACCCTAGCGCACTGTGCGGCTGTCTACTTCGGCCAATGGTGCGAGGCGGGTTTGATCAGAGGCCAAGAGGCCGTAGGTTGGACGTACAGAATCAATTACTGAGGAGGTGTACAATGGATTTCTTTCTTGACACTTGGTACGCCGACAGGTCGCCCCTGACGGTGTACTTTACGATTCACAACAAGCAGGGCGACGCTACGATTGACGGCTATCAAGACGCTCAGGGTTACCACGACGGTACACCTGAGCGACCCCTTTTGATGGGTCTTGCGTCGATCTTTGCCGATGCTCGTGACTATGCATACTACAACTGGGAGGATTAATCATGACTGATCATGAACAACAGTACGACCCACAGCTTCAGTGGGTCATTGAGGAGGTGATCTTTGCGATCACTCAACAGAAGCAGACTGATGCTGTCTGGTTTGACGTCTACGAGACGATCACCGGCTCGACGGCTGACGAGGCTTGGGACGAATATCAAGCGCAACAGAGAGCCGATGCAGAGGGCGAGGCTCGTTATGAACAGGAGCAATATGATGCTAAAACGTATTCATGTTAATCAGCACAACATCCGTGCTAACAGTAAAGGTGAGGATCTTCCGGTCTTCACCGTCAAGACCTACAAAGAGAACCTCAAAGGCGAGCGTGTCGTCATCAAGGGCGACTCTGAACTTGTCTACAGCCCCGACAAGCCGCTCTCATGCGGTGCGAAGGTCTGGATTGAGACAGAGGCAGACGTTGACGTCTATTTTGGAAACTGGAGGGTCACTAGGTGAACAAGGTACCACCTGTAGAGCGTGATCTGTTGACTGGAGGGCTCACTTTTGAGTCCGCTAGTCGATGGTGTCAATTCCTCTCTGAGGAGTTCGATTGGCAAGGTAATAGGTCACTATCAGAATATTACAAACGTCGCTCTGAGGAGCTTTCAAGGGCCCCTACGGGCTCTTTACATGATCGTCGTCTAGAGGAGGCAATCAAAGCATGGAAACGATAACTTTTGAGGATATAGCGTTACTGATGATTTTTGTTATTGGTGTTTCAATGATGGTTGGAGGGCTTATCCGTTGGATCATCTTGAGCATTCGCTAGGGCAACGACAATACGAGGACGGGGTGACGGCTATGTTCTTTTTACTGGTCATAGTCGCTACCTTTGTAGCCTTAGGAATTTACCTTGTGGTCGTAAACCACATCTACCCTTTCATCAAACGAGGATTTAAAAATGAGATGCAGAGCTTGTAACGTTGAACTTGACGACTATGAATCGACATGGAAAAACTTGGAGACAGGTGAGTATTACGATCTATGCTCTAGGTGCTACGGTTCCATGCGTGAAGCGCAAAAAGAGATTGACTTTAAGATCGAGGACAATTATAATGACAGGTTTAAGGACAAGGAAAAAGCTTCAAAAGAACCTACGGAGTAGGATTAAGAAGTTAAACATAAAGAAACAACTTAAGTATTCTTTGGAATACAAGGAGTATCGTAATGCTGTTACCGAATATCTCAACTAGCATTTTGATTATGGAATTACGGAACAGGGTCTTTGACCAGATTGAAGATCCTGAACCGCAATATGATGTTTGTCTGTCTGAACTGTCAGGCAAGCATCTTTTGGAAATAGGTGCGGCTCTGCAAGACATCCGCATCGCAACACCTGAACCTAAGGAGGTCAGATAATGTCAGTAGTAAATGGTACCGTCGCGTTCGCTAACTTGGACGCACACGAGGTCTACAACGGCCAATCAACTGGCAAGTATTCACTTGTCTTAGTCCTTGATGACACTGAAGCTGAGAAGCTTGAGCAGGAAGGCATCAAGATCAAAATGTACAAGAACCAAGCGCAACGTAAGTTCGCTACCAAGTTTGAGGACTTCCCTGTCATTGACAATGACGGTGAGCCAGTCAGCAAATCCTCTGTTCGCTACGGTGACAAGGTGCGTATCAAGTACAACCTTGGCAACCCTCACCCTGTACACGGTGTCGCACCGTACCTACAGGCTGTTCGTGTGGTCGAGAAAGGGGAGGTAGCCGTTGGTGATGACGACGGAGAGTTCTGAGTTCGTCGGTCACGCTGAGTGCGAAAAGTGCGGGAGCAGTGATGCTCTCGCCACTTACTCAGACGGCCACGGTTACTGTTTTTCGTGTCATACACACTTTAAGGAGGTCGACGGAGTGGAAGCCACTAACGTTGTCACATATACAAAACCAGTGGAGATGTACGGATCACCACGGGCACTCACGGATCGACGTATCGCACTGGACACAGTGAAAAAGTACGGGGTAACGTGTGACGATACAAAGCAATACTATCCGTACTACGACAAAGACGGGAAGCTCGTAGGCTCCAAGGTTCGCACCGTGGCGACTAAGGAGTTCAGCACTCGTGGAGATATGCGCTCCAATGTCCTATTCGGTCAGCAGTTGTTTAACACTGGTGGTCGCTACGTCACAGTCGTTGAGGGAGAGCTTGACGCACTGGCCGCCTTTGAGATGCTAGGGTCACGCTATCCTGTGGTCTCAGTGTCCAAGGGTGCCGGTGGCGCAGTTAAGGACTTCAAGCAGAACCTAGAGTGGCTTGAGGGTTTTGAGAATGTTGTGATCTGCTTTGACGCTGACGTAGCAGGCCGTGATGCGGCTGAGAAGTGCGCACAGATCCTCAGCCCTAACAAAGCCAAGATCGTCAACTTGACGGACTACAAGGATGCTTCTGACTATCTCAAGGAGAATAAGGTCAGGGCTTTCACCGCTCAATGGTGGGAAGCCAAGCAGTACCGTATGACAGGTGTGATTACCCTTGAGGACGCTTGGGGTGACTTTATCAAACGTGGGACTGAGGAGATCATTCCGTTCCCTGAGTCATTTGGTATGTTGAACTCCATGCTCAATGGTGGGATTGCCGCAGGAGAGATCACCGTCATCGGTGCTTTGACGTCTGTTGGTAAGACCACTATGGTCAACGAGATCGCATACCACTTCTGGAAGAATACCAGTAAGACCATTGGATGTGCATTCTTGGAGGCATCCAACGGTGAGGCTGTCGAGAACCTCTTGACGATTCACACAGGACACAATCTGTCGCTTGAGGATCGCAAGAACATAGACTTTGACAGGTTACATTCTGATCTGATTACAGATGGCCGTATCTTGTTACTTGACCATAACGGTGCAGTGGACACGGATGAACTGTTCCTGAAGCTCCGGGCGATGGTTAAAGGTAACGGATGTGACGTGTTGATTATTGATCCGTTACAGGCCGCTGTGACGAGCAACAGTAACGAGACCATTGACGAGTTCATGGATCGTTTGCTTAAGCTCGCTAAAGAGACTGATGTGTCTGTCATTGTCGTCAGTCACATGAGGAAGCCTAGCTTGACGAATCCACACAATGTCAACGAGTACGACCTGAAGGGTTCAGGATCAATCAACCAGATTGCATTCAACACGATTCTTCTCAGTCGTGACAAGATGGCAGAGGATGAGTATGCACGGAACAGTACACAGGTGCAGGTCGTTAAGTGTCGTCGTACAGGCATCACAGGCTCTGCCGGTTGGTTGTACTATAACGTCTTGACTGGTCGAGTTGAGCGTGGAGAGAAGCCAGAAGTGCACGAGGCAAATAACATAGAGGAGTTCTAATGCAATTAGTTTTCGACATTGAAACAAACGGTCTTAATCCGTCCGTCATCTGGTGCATATGTGCTATCAAAGGTGACGAGATGATTACGATTGAGATGCCAGATAAACAGACATGGGAATGTCTAATGGAGGGCGTGACAGAGGTTATTGGACACAATATTATCCGATATGACGTTCCTGTCGTTGAGCGTTTGTTGGATGTGTCGATAGATTGCAAAATAACCGACACCTTAGTGATGTCACGTTTATACAATCCCAACCTTGAAGGTGGTCACTCACTGGATGCTTGGGGGCAACGATTGAACTTTCCAAAAGGAGACTATCATGATTGGTCTGCGCTTACGCCAGAAATGGTGGAGTATTGTAAGCAAGACGTTAGCGTTACTCAACGACTATACGAGAAACTCAGTGGGCTTCTTAGTGAGTTTGGAGATAACAGCATTGATCTTGAGCACGACGTACAACGTGCAATTAGTAAGCAAATCCGCAACGGATGGTTGCTTGACGAAAGGAAAGCCACAGACTTAATTGCACAGCTACAGGAGAAGCAGAATGAAATTGAAGAACAAGTGCACAAAGCGTTTACGCCTTTACCTACGTTCGTTAAAGAGATCGTACCCAAGTTCAAAAAAGATGGAGGTCTATCAACAGTTGGCCTTAAGTTCCTTGGCGACAACTGGACGCAAGTAGGAGGCCCCTTCTCTCGCATTGATTGGCCTGAGTTTAACCTAGGCTCACGTCAGCAGATCGGGAGGTATCTTAGGCTCTTTGGTTGGAAGCCAGAGAAGTTTACGGAGACTGGTCAGGCTATTGTTGACGAAAAGACATTGGAGACTGTTACTGATATACCTGAGGCTCAACTTATTGCGGAGTATCTCATGGTGCAGAAGAGGATCGCACAAGTCCAATCGTGGCTTGACGCAATCGAGGATGACGGTCGAGTGCATGGACAGGTCAACGCCTGTGGTGCAGTCACAGGACGAATGACACATAGTAAGCCGAACATGGCTCAAGTGCCTGCGGTAGGGGCTCCATACGGAGCAGAGTGTCGTGCCTGTTGGGTTGTCCCTGACGGTTATAAACTTGTAGGTGTGGATGCGTCTGGGTTGGAATTAAGGATGCTTGCCTCATTCATGAACGATAAGGAGTATACTAATGAAATCCTCAACGGAGATATTCATACAACAAATCAAGTCAATGCAGGCTTGTCTACACGGGCTCAAGCAAAGACATTTATATACGCCTTCCTCTATGGAGCAGGGGACGCTAAGATCGGCTCTATTGTGGATGGAAGTCAGAGGACTGGAGCGAGACTTAGACAACGCTTTCTCGACAATACTCCCGCACTTGCAGAGCTTAGAGAAAGAGTCTCCATTGCCGCACAGCGAGGCTACCTTAGGGGACTGGATGGACGATGCCTTCACATCAGAAGTGAACATTCTGCCTTGAACACCTTGCTTCAGTCAGCAGGGGCTATTGTTATGAAGAAAGCTCTACAAATCTTTGAGCAGTACGCCCCTCAATGGAAGCTAGACTACAAGCTCCTTGGTTCTATTCACGACGAGTACCAGATCGAGGCTAGAGAAAATCAAGCTGACAAAGTAGGCTACTTGATGGTCGAATCTATCAAGGCCGCAGGGATTGCCTTGGATCTCAAGTGTCCTCTTGACGGTGAATACAAAATTGGTGCTAATTGGGCAGAAACACATTGATGACCACAACATATTGTGGTATACTACCAGAATAACATTAGGAGAAAGAGATGGCTAAAGATATTTGTACAGTAGAAGACTTTGAGGAACGCCTGTCAGAGCTAAGTATCGGCACTGAAGACGTACAAAAACTGACGGACTTTGTGCGCTTAATTGAAAAACGTTACGTCTGGCAATCTAAGCGTTGCAATGTAGCGGCTAATCTTCTAGGCCATAATGTAATCAACGAATGTATGATGGAAGAAGATGATGGATAAATCAATTTACACACTGGTAGACGACATCTACGCCCTGATGGAGAACCGCAATACTCCTAAGGACGTAGACGTAGATGCAGAGATTGAACGCTTTGGCGAGGCTATGAAGAACCTCATGAAAAAAGAGTTCAAGCCATCCATGCGTGATGGTCGTAAGCTCCGCTTGTCTGCCATTGGTAAGGATGATCGTCAGCTTTGGTACTCTGCGAACAAATACTCGCAAGAGAAGATGAAGCCGCATAACTACATCAAGTTCATGTACGGACATATGATTGAAGAACTGATTCTGTTCTTGACTCGTATGGCAGGACATACCGTAGAAGACGAACAGAAACTTTGTGAGGTCGAGGGCGTCAAGGGCTCTATGGATGCCCGTATTGATGGTCGACTGGTTGACGTGAAGTCAACTTCAACCTACGGCTTCAAGAAGTTCAAGGACGCTACGCTTGCTTTTGACGACCCCTTTGGATATGTGGCTCAGTTAAAAGCCTACGCTCACTCTGAGGGCGACACTAAGTACGGGTGGATTGCGATTGACAAGCAGAACGGTCACCTGTGTTACCTTGAGTATGATGAGGAAGACACACAGGCTCCTGTTCACTCTGTGATTAGTTATGACATTGCAGAGCGAGTACGCCACGTAAAAAAGGTGGTGGAGCTTCCAGAACCTCCGTCCTTCTGTCACGAGCCCGTGGACGATGGGAAGTCTGGAAACAAAAAGCTCGCTACGGGTTGCTCGTACTGCGGCTACAAGCTCCACTGTTACCCCACCTTAAGAGGATTTATCTATTCTACTGGTGTAAGGTTTTTAACAGAGGTTAAGAATGAACCTAAGGTTCCTGAGCTACAACTGAGAGAAGTCTCATGACAGAGGATATGTTTGGGTTTTCAGATGTCAGAAAGCCCAACTCAGGAGATACTAGGATTTGCCACACTTGTGGTGAGGAGAAACACAAAGACGAGTTCTACAATCACAGCTTAAGACCGGGAGGGAAAAGCTGTTATTGTATCCCTTGTCAAACCAAACATCGTTTAGACTTGGAAAAGGTTCGTAAAACAGCCCCACCTCCTCCAGAGGCTTGTGAATGCTGTGGACGTACCGGAGTTAAGTTGCTTTTGGATCATTGTCATGAAACGATTACTTTTCGGGGATGGATTTGCGGAAAGTGTAATACAGGAATTGGTTCATTAGGCGACACTTTAGAAGACGTAGAAAACGCTAGGAGGTATTTGCAGAATGTCAAAGAAAGGAAAGCCTCCTAAGGGCTACGATAGTTGGTTTGAGTATGAGTTACACACAGGCGTACTTAAACCATGTCAGTACCATACTGGTCTGGTTCACTACACACAGGAGAAAGTATACGAACCAGACTTTGTAGTTGGAGACTTCCTGATAGAGGCCAAGGGTCGCTTTAGGGACTCTGAAGAAGCACGAAAGTATGTAGACATACGAAACAGTTTAATATTAGAAGAGTTAGTGTTTGTGTTTTATCATCCAGACACACCAATGCCAAGAGCAAGGAGACGTAAAGATGGGACTAAGTTCACAATGGCTGAATGGGCTAACAAGAATGGTTTTAGGTACTACACTGTCGAGACCATTACTGAACTTCTTAAGGAAGCGGAAGTATGCTAACTTTAGTCGACGTGTGTGATCGTTTAAAACAACAGGATGAGATCAGTGTCCTTGAGGTGCTTGAGATCACCTCAGAGGATCTGGTTGATAGATTTACTGATAAGATTGAAAACAAACTAGATTACTTTTTGGAGGACTTAGAAGATGAGTCGTAGGTTTGATAGTGTCTTTGAAGATGAAGACGACAAAGCGTACATGACGTTTGAGTTTCGTAACTGCGGTAAGACCGTCACAGTAGATAACAAGTATCACTATGACGTTACGTGGAATGAAATCCTAGAAGATGTCGTACAGTGTCTTGAGGGTTCCTATGGGTATTCTTTTAATTTAGATGACTTCAGTATCTACACAGGTGAAAAGAATGAGCGATCTGAATGAAATGGCTCGTGAGTATCAACTTGGCGGTAGTCATTATACTGACAAGAAGATACAACCTTGGGACGCAATGGAATGTTGGATGTCTGAGGAGCAGTTTAAAGGATTTATCTTAGGTAACGTTATCAAATACATGGCACGTTTTCAGGAGAAAGGTGGTAAGTTAGACCTGCAAAAAGCAAAACACTACCTAGACAAGCTCATTGAAATATGGTAAAATTGGAGGTTCGCCCTTGTGGTTTTGCAAGGGCATCACACAAGAAAAACATTGGAGAAATGAATGACCAATTACCTAGGGATAACGATTGACTATGAAAGAGATAATCGCCTCAGCGACCAAGCTACTAAGCTCATGCAAGACTACTATATGCTCGACCATGAAAACTCCCCTCAGCAGGCTTTTGCTCGTGCTAGTGTGGCCTATTGTGGCGGTGACCTCGATCTTGCACAACGCATCTATGATTACTCTAGCAAAGGGTGGTTCATGTTTGCGAGCCCTGTCCTCAGCAATGCCCCAGAACCGGATGGAAAGATTAGTGGGTTGCCTATTAGTTGTTTCCTTACTTACGTGGGGGACAATCTTGATAGCCTTATTGAACATAATGGTGAAGTAGCATGGCTTTCCGTAAAGGGCGGCGGTGTGGGTGGGCACTGGTCAGACGTGAGAGGGATCAGCGACAAGGCTCCGGGCCCGATCCCATTCATGAAAGTAGTAGACGCTCAGATGACAGCGT